TTTACATAGAGAGTGCCTGCTGACCAATCACCTCTCCATTTAAAACGTATCCTATCTATTCGAAAATCTGCCATTGACTAATTCCTTACTACTATTTATTTCCTCTAACTACTATAAGGTTCAACGTATCCTAAATACGTTTGTGCCTCGTTAACTTTTAATACTAATTCACCATCTTTATTCACATAGTAAAACAGGTTTCTTCCGTCCCATTTGTACTGCTCATAAACAAGATTGTCATAAACTTTTCTGTGCTGTTGATCTCTGCCTTCAAAGAAATCTTCTCCTCTTGAAAAGTTGTTATAATTTGCGTCAATATTTCCTGGTCTATTCAATTGTACACCATCTTCCAGTTCAAGCAAATCTGCTTTTACCATGTACAATTCACCATTTTCAGTTCTGCGTAAACCATAGAAATATCTGCTGTTTGCCAGCGACTTCTGTAATTCATCTATGCCTACGCCAAAAACTTGTGCCATCTATTAACTCACTATGTTTATTGTGTTACCCATGCCTGAATGGATTGTACATTGATAATACAATGTGCTTGGTGCATCCATTGGCACAGTAAAAGTTTGTGTTCCACTTGTTGAACCACTTACGCCTGATGTGTAAGGTGAACCACCATTAGAAACTCTAATTTCAAATGGGTGTGCTGTTCCTGTTGTGTTTACAAGAACGTATGTGTGTCCTCTCGTCAAGTATAATACTGGATCATTTGTAGCAGTTGGGAAACCTGGACCACTAAATGTGTAATCACTTGCGCCATTGTTTCCAATACTCCATCTTATTACTGGACCATTTTGTAAAACCCATGCAGTTCCATTGTAGTATATCACATCACCTTGTGCCGCTCCCGAAGCCGTTACATCTGACAAATCGTTCAATGCTGTTGAAGCCGAAGAAGATGTAACAAATTCTAATGCTGTACCTGAACCATTTACTTTAACAAATCTACCTGCCGCACCTGTAAAGTTTGCAGGAGTGTCTGATAAGCCTACGAATGTTGATGTAATTGCTGGTTTGTTTGTTAAATTGTTGTAATTTAAAAAGTATGTGCTGTCCAAACCATCCAATGTGTCAGCGTCTAGTCCGCCGCCACCTGATGTTGCATCATTCGCCGGTGCCCATTGTGTACCGTTCCATTTTAAAACTTGTCCTGATGATGGAGCAGAAGTTGTTGTGTCAACATCTGATAAAGCATCAATTGAAAAATTGTTTACAAGTGTTAAACCATCACCAGTACCATTAACTCTCAAGAAACCGTTTGCATAACCTGAAAAACTTGTTGGTGTATCTGTAAGTGCTAAGAAGGTAGTTGCACCACCTCCACCGCCACCTTGAGCGATTGTTCCTGGTTTCCATTTGCTTGTACCTTGGTCCCAAACAAGTGCTTGTCCGTTTGTTGGAGCCGCTGTTGAAGTATCTACATCCGATAAAATGTCAATGGATTTGTTCTCATCTGCGAGTTTAACCCATGCACCTGCGTGAGCATAGTAAGAAGCATTCTCAGAATGAACGTGGGCGAACATTCCGTGATACGTACTTGCATCTGGCAGATCTGAAAAATTAGTGTATAAAAAACTTACTTTGTTTGAACCTGTTGCGTTTAATAATTGATTGCTGACAATAGTCAGTGCTGTACCGTTTCCAAGTGCAGTGTATAATTCACTGAAATTGGAATTCAGTTTTGTACCAGCATCACGTAACGAGTCACCTTGACCATCGTTAGGCAAAATACCGGTGTTAATTAGTTGTCTTGTCATTCGTTTCCTCCCACGTTTTTAACTTCTATCGAATGTTATTTCGTTACTATCCATATTATATGTTGTCTTATCAAATGTAAACGGAGTTGTTTCTGTAACAACTGTTTCATCTGTTTGTGGATATGTGATAGTACCATCTCCACGATTACTGTTCAATCTAACAACAAATTCTCCTTCATCATTGATGTAATAATTTAAATTTACATCATCCCATCTAAATTGTTCATACTTTAAATTTTTAAATGGTTTGCTATGATTTAAATCTCTTCCTTCATAAAAATCATAACCTTGATCAAATTCTTTATAGTTGTCGTCAATGTTTCCAGGTAAGTTAATTGTTACCGGATCATTTGCAGACAGTTGGTCAACTTTACCAATGTATAATTCTCCTTCGTCGGTTCTTCTCAAACCATAGAAGTAACGATCCTTTACACCGTTTTCTAAATATACATTTGTATCTTGTCCAACCGTATTCGACATCTTAACTTATCTCCACATAACTTAACACACAATCAAGTGAGTCATTAATGTTTGACTGTACGTTCAAACTGTTTTGACTTGCTACAATTAATTTTTCTCCTGAGTTTAACACACGTAAACTAGAGTTTGGTGCAATCAAAACATCTTTTACAATAAAACCTGTTACTGAATCTGGTGTTGCTGTCAATGTTACACTTGCTTTCACAACCGATTCAGTTAAATTTGCTAGAACTAATCCAACTACTGTTGAATAAATTGAAATTGGTGCTGTGTATACTGAAACAGGAACAGTTCCAATGTTTTTTGTTACATTATTTCTAAAATTTGTTGCCATTCTTTTTTATCCTAACGTTACCGCAATCTGTACGGCTATTTCTGTTGCATCAATAATACTTACAGCACCTGACGAACCTGCAATTGAACCCCATTGGTTACCGTCATAAAGTTCAACCCTTTCATCGTTGGTATTATATCTAATCATACCCAACAATGGTGTAGTCGGTCTATCAGCACCTGTACCAGTTGGCAGAACAAATCCACCAGAGTTTGATACATCAATATACCCACTTCCAGTAGTTTTAAACACTAATGGAGAAGATATAACATTAGTTATCGTATTTCCGGAGAATCTGAAGTCTTCAATCCTAATTGTGCCATTTCCGTTGGCATTTAGGATCAAATCCTGGTCAGTTTGGACAGTTGTAAGTGTATTTCCACTGATTTGAATGTCATCTACCCGTAGAGTTGTAACATCAAATCTTGTTGGACTTACGTTTGCAACCAATGTGTTGCCTGCGTAAAATCTTATTGTGTCATCATCAGCACCAGGCGTCTGTTCTGCTGTGATATAAGTGTCTCTGTCAAGGTCATAAACACCAGTCAATGCTACCCAGTTTGTCCCATTGTACCCTTCAAACACAGTATCATCTGTGTTGTATCTCATCATGCCAGCAACCGGTGAACCAGGTCTTTGTGCTGTTGTGCCTGATGGAATTCTAATAGAACCTGTACCTTGAACTTTGAAAACTGAACTTGCAGGATTTACAATAAAGTCTCCTGATGCGTTTGTAATTGTGTCGTTTTGTACAGCAAAGTTTTCTAATGTTACGTTTCCTGTACCACTTGCTCTAATATCTAAATCTGCGTTTGTGTTATTTGATTGAATTACATTTCCAACAATGTTAACACTGTCTATTTGTGCCTCTTGAGCAAATAATGTGTTCCAATTTTTAGTTGAAGAACCTAAATCATATGTGTTGTCAATGTTTGGAATTAAGTTTGAATCTATTCCAGCAGATATGGTGATTTCATCTGTGGCTTCATCACCAATTGTAACATTACCGCCAATTGTGATGTCACCGATTACAGAAAGATTTCCATTTACATCTACATTGTCGTTGAATACTGTATTGTTACCAAATGAATCTAAAGTTAAATCTCCAGATGTTGTTGTAATTGTGTTGCCTGATAATTTAACATTTCCAGTTTCAATTGAACTTCCTGAAATTACTGTTACATCAGGACCAGTTGTAAATGTTAATGCTTGATCAACATCAATGTTTAAGTTTGCACTTGTAAAGTCAACTTGTCCTGTGCTTTGGTCAACTCTAAATTGATCACCAACTCTAAAATCTCCTTTGTGGTCAACTGATGAAAAGTAAATTTTTGCACCATTTGTTGCAACAACTTCATTTGTTTGTATCACTGTGTTTGCATCATTGTCCACATTGTAATCATTTCCAACATAAGCAAAGTTATGACTGATCAAATACATTCTAACACCTGGACCGTTTCCTTTCATTCCAAATGTTCCGTAGATTGACGCTGATGCTATTGATCTAACTTCAGCACCAAAGTCTGCATAATCAACTAGAGTGAACGCTGTTGCTGTTGCACCATTACTGAATCTAATATCTTGTGCAATTAAATTTTTATCTAAAAATATTGTTGATCCATTGTTTCCATCAAAGTTTGCAACCAACACTGTGTTTGCATTACCAATTGCACCTGAAGTTGGTGGAGTAAAGTTTGCTGTGTAAACTGCCGAACCTTTATACACTCTAAACTCGTCAATGTGTCCTGTTAAACCTAAAGTTTGATTCCAATTGTTACCGATCACCAATGGTTTAGCACCACCTAGATCACTGTTTAATGTTGTTGATCCAACATTTTGTCCACCAACATACATTGTTAAAGTTCCACTCTGTCTTACAAGTGCAAAGTGTGTCCAAGTGTTTAGGTTAAATCCTTGTGAACCTGAAATTATTTCTGATCCATTTACATAAACTTTTGGTCCATTGTTAGTCACATACACATATAAACTGTTTTGTAGTGCCGCACTTGTTCTCATATCAAATAGTGCTGTTGATTGAAGTGCTGATAGGTTGCCCCAGAAGTCTATTGTAAAGTCTCCTGTGCCAAATCCAAAGTCTGCATGAGTGTTTATTTTAGCCGCATCGCCTGAACCTGCTAACTGTAAACTTGCTGAGCCAAATCTTTTTTCTGCTGTGTTTAATTGTGCATTACCTAACGCACTGATGGTTTTTCCATTTTGTTCTGCTGGTAAAACAAATCCTGCAGATTTTCCATTTATAAAAATTTTATCATTATCTACTGCGGCAATAGTGCCTGACGCAACTAATGATCCGCCTATGTCATAATAAGAAATTATATTTCCTTGAGTGATTGCACCACCACTTAAACCTGAAACTCTTAATTGAGTTTGTCCTGTACCTTTTAATCCATTTACACCATCATAAGCATTGATTGATGTTGAAGCAAAATACGTAAAACTGTTCAACCATTCAACTCTTGCACCATTTGTAAGTGTGATTGCATCAACACCTGGAGTAATAAATGTTGCATTTTGAAATAATACACTGGCTTCTTGACTGCCAGGAGCCGCCAATTCACCATCAAAGAATCCACCTTTACCTGCATCGCCCGCCAAGAAACCTCTTGGATCTGCCACAGTTGATGTTGATCCTTGTGTGATTACAGAAACGTTTCTGATGTATGGTGATCTGTTTGTAACTGTAAATCCAGTACTGTCATCATTGCCAGTAGGATTAAATCTAAATGCGTATCCAGTGTTGTTTACTGAATCATAGTAAAAATTTTTAATAGTTAAATCTTCTATTGTGACTTCACCATTTAAAATAAATGCGTCTTTGTTATTTGTTGCACCGCTTGGTTGAATGTTTACTGCTCTTAATCCATCACCTCTGATTGATACACCAGTTGGAACATTTAAAGGAAATGCTTCTGTATATGAGCCTGGATATATGTAAATGTGATCACCTGCTATTGCTACTGCCAATGCTTGTTCAATTGTTGCATAAGGGTCATTTTGGTGAGTTCCTGAATTACTGTCATCACCATTTGTTGCAACATATATTACTTTTCCTGGACGTGCTGTTAAGTTTAGTCCTTGTACTGTGATGTTGCCTGAAAGTGTTAAGTTGTCTACAGTTAGATTGTTAGCATACACATTGTTCCAACGTTTTACAGCAGAACCAATGTTGTACGTGTCAGATACATCAGGTGTTAAATTTGATGTGATATCAGCATTAATAGTAATAGAATCTGTGTCACTGTCACCTATTTGAATGTTACCATCTGCTCTGATGTTTCCTGTTGCGTGAATATTTCCGTTTACTCTTGTGTTACCATGTACTTCTAAAATACCAGTTCCACTTGTTTGAATTTCAAAATTTTGGTTTGTGTCTGTTGCTGTTATAGAATTACCAGCAATAATTAGGTCATCTACCTGTAAATTATTATTGTACAAAATACCATCAGGAGCAGTTAAATTCAACTGTCCAGCAGTTGTTGTGATTGAGTTACCTGATATTGTGATTTGACCAATGTCTAATTGACCTGTTGCTTCTAAGTTTGTTGTACGTGCTGTTCCAACTACATCTAGTGGATATTGCGGAGTAGCGGTCTTAACGCCGATCCTATTGTTTACTACATCAATGTATAACAAGTCAGTCTCAAAAGCCAAGTTTGTACCTTGTCGTAACAAGTTTGACTTTAAGAGTTGACCCGAAATTCGACCAACGGCCATTGTTTACTCCTTTTTAGCACGGGGATCTTGTCCCACCAACCTACCTTTTCACCTTACACTATTCGCAAGTTCTTCCCGGGTTGAACCAGGGTTTGTCCTGTTGCATCTGGTCTGATAACAACATTAATAGTATTTATAGAATTTTGGTTTTTAATATAGTACACGGTTAATATACTAGTTTAATATAAGATTGTATAATACGTTCAAATCCTGTGCAAACTCTTCTGTAACAGTAATTTCCTGTAAACCAGTGGCAGATTTCCATCCACTTGCTGTGTAAACTTCTAATGTTGATGAGTCTTGATTCCAAAACAGTTCACCTGCTCTTGGTGTTCTTGCATCTCGCTCTGCTTCAGTACCATAGTGTCC